TCTCTAAACAATAAATTCATTTTAGAAAAGATTTCAATGTCTAGTATTTCTTCTACAACTTGTCGTCTATGTCTTGCTCTTAATTGCATAAATGGTACAAACGAAGCATTACCTAATATTACAACCTGTGTAAATGACCGATAGTTTAATTTAAGTATTTGTTGTTCTAGGTGTTTTTGATAATCTCTTTGGGCGGCGTCTTGATTTAACATATCGCCATCGCACCATATCTCAAACTTGTTTGGCTTAATACCTCTTATAATCTTATAATTTTTTTGACCTACTATAAACTCAACTTCAACAATACATTCTTTTTCGTTGATAGAATTAATTAACTGGTCTTTTTTAATATTACGAAATGGTCTTTGAAATAAACCAAAACACAATGCGTCTAACATTGTGGATTTACCTGCACCGTTTTCACCAACAACTAATGTAGTGTTTGCTTTGTCTAAGTCTATTTCTATAAATTGTTGTCCTGTACTTAAAAAGTTTTTATATCTTACTTTTTGAAATAATATCATTCACATACCCTTCTAGTTTATCATAATCATAAAAAATTGAAACCTTTTTATGTCTAAATTTTTGTTCGGCTATATATTCTTTTATACCTGGTCGCCATCCTTCACCAAGTATTGCTAGTATAACTTCATACTCTGGAAACTTGTGTCTAACATTCTCTAACAGATATGGTATTTTTTCATCTGTGGATCCTGCCTTTTCTTGTGATTTAAATTCTATTCTAATTCTTCTATTGTTTAGTATTAACACAAATTCTGTTTTACACATACTACCTGGATAGATACTTTCATAAGGAAAATCTTTGACTAGTATTTTATTATCTTCATCAAAAGAACCTGTACCGCTTTTTGACCATCTACTATGATAGATACTGCCTATATCTTTTGAATTACAAAACAATTCAAATTTTTTCTCATAAGACATACCATCTACTTTGGCCTTTCTTAAACTAGGATTAGATATCATATTTCATTTCCCCAAGCATCCCATCCATCAAATTTTTGTCTAGCAAATAATTCTATTCTAGGTAGGTCGCCACATAACTCAACTATGTCGTGTCTAATTCTATCTGGTTTTCTACTATGTTCTCTGCGTTGGTCTATAACTAATTGTGCCACAGACTTACTAATTCTTTTTGGTTTACCTTTTGTTGCAAGTAAACACATTTCTGGATTACTTCTAGTCCAGTATCCTAAACCTGTAAACATTCCCATATTACTCTTGTTTGATTTTGCCCATGTAAATGCAACTGTTTTATATACAAAGTTCCAAGACTTTATTACTTTAAATGCTTTTTCTAGTAAAGGGTCTGTAACCCACATAAACAAAATACTATTGTCTTTGGATATATCTTTCACAGGTAAATTACAAATATCTTTTATTGTCATACAATCATAATGTTGTGTTGCATTTCTACCATCACCTTTCTTAGAATATGATTTAAAGTTCCAAGGCGGGTCGGCATATATTATATCATATTTTTTATTCGGTAGCAACATCCGTATCTTGTGCCTCAATGTACATTTCTTTAATCATAACTTTTAATTTATCTTTATCTAAATCAACTGGCAACTGGTCAACATAATTATTAACTAGTGTAATAGTATCTTCGGATCCTTCTACCACATCATCACTTACATTCGTATGACTAAGGTCAGAATAATCTTCTATTATTTTTAATTCGTTTACACTTATTTTATTATAAAGCTTATCAAGCAATCTATCAAACATCTGATTGTCTTTTTTGTTGACAACAACTAACTTAACAAATTTTTGATTGTAGTCTGTTATATCAAGTTTATCGTAATCTGTTTTGGTATCATCATACATAAGTTTCTTAAATATTGTATATGGATTTTTTATAAACTCTACTTCTCTTGTTTCGGTATCAAATACATGAAACCCTTTTTGATTGTTATAATCTGACCAAGTCATTTCATATTGACTACCTAGATAAAATACTTGACCATCATCATTCTTGTGGTGAAAGTGACCACTATATGTTTTTTCAAATCGTGATACAATACTCTTGTCGTGGCCATGTGTTTGAACCATAGTGTCCATCATTCTAAATCCGTTCAAATCAAAATGACCCATGCATACATCAGCGTTTGCTGTGTTTAACATTTCCATACAATATGCTTCGTTTTCAGGATTAATCCAAGGCATCATCAAAATATTTAAACCATCAAAATCTACAACTTTTGGATCCTCGTAAATAAATGGCTCATTAACACCATCAGGCGCTGTGCATAATTCTTGAACAGCATTTACTTTGTTTGTGTTTCTATAATAGATATCATGATTACCTATAATGATATGAGTATCAATTTTGTCTTGCCATAATCTATTCATAAACTTGTTTCTAAAGTTATGAGCAATTCTATAATTAATAAACTTTCGTCTATCAACAATATCACCTAAATGAACAAGTGTTTTTATGTTGTGCTCTTTTAGGTAAGGAAAGAATATATTATCATAGAACTTATAAAAGTATTCGTCAAATATATTACTATCGTTACGAGCACCAAAATGAGTGTCGTTTAACAATGCTATTTTCATATTATTTTTTAGTCGGTTCTTCTTTTAAATTCTTTTGTAGATAATCTAACATTTGACTTTGGTATACAGCGTCATCGCCTTTTAATTGATCCATCATGTTTTCTACACCTGCATTAGCAATTAACTTAGATTTTATTTGTATTTGTTTTTTCTCTTTCTGTATTCTTCTAATAAATGCGTAATATATTATTTGTGTAAAATATGCAAATGGATTTTTACTTTTCTCTGGATTAAAATTATCCATATATTGTAAACAATTCTCAATACCATCGCTAATCATGTCGTCTCTAAAAGTATAATTAATAAAGTTTGGTCTATAAGATAAATGATTGGCAATCTTTAAAAAACATTCACCAATATAGTTTGTTACCATTGGTCGTTTTTTACCTTTTTCTTCTGCCGTTTTAACTTTAAGTCTAAACTCAGTCATCGCTTCAAGAAACTTTTTGTTATCAACGTAATGTGGTTTTTCTTTTGCTTTTTTCATAAATTTATTATACTATATTTTGTAGGTAAACACAAGCCTTTATACAACTTTTTTTGGTTTAAATTATTTTTTAATTATTCCTTGATATGTGCTTGACATATTTAGGATTGCGTGTATAATCGACTATGTAGTCGCCAGGGGATGAGCTATAGCTAGTGTATAGTTTTGGTAGTCTCATCATATAAAAGACTTTCTTCTTCTTCCTTTTGTCTCATCTCATCATCTAGCTGTTCAGCAATTTCCATTATCTTATTAATTTCTTTTGTTGAGTATTCCGTTTTAACTTTTGATTGTTGTAATTTTGATAGAATAACATCATAATAATTAGCTAATTCTTTTGCAGCTCTTGACACTACCATTACTTTGTCTTTTGGTATTACAAACATTTTATCCTCTGTAAAAGGTATCCAAGGTGCCAAAGTAGAATCATCTTTTAATCCAAACTCGGTCATTCTTGGTGTTGTAATTAGTTGTAAAGGATTTTGTATTCTTAAAAACTCTTTATCTAAAGAGATACTTCCAACCAATGTACAACCGTCTAATAACTTAACGATTCGATAGTCTGTTAAGTCGTTCGGTGCTTTGTTTATTAATTTATCCATATAACTATTTATCTATTCTTTTAACTCAATATTGTGCATTTCGTAATCAAATTCTTCTTCGGTATAAATGTTTATTCTTTCTTGAAAATGTTTTAATGTAAAGTTTTCTTTTGATTTATAAGTTAAATCATCTGCTATATCATACAAAGTAGCATTAACCTTATTGTCACCTAATCTTAAACCACGACCTATACTTTGTAAATTTCTTATTCTACTCTTTGAAGGACTTGCAAAAATAATATTGTGTAAGTTTTTAATATTAACACCAGTAGAAAATGTACCATAACTTGCAACAATAATAGCATTCTTTTCTTTTTCTACTATGCCTCTAATTGCTTCTCTTTCATCTGCTTCGACACCACCAAAAATATAAAAAACTTTTCGATTTTTACCAGCCTTCTCTTTTATTATTTCATGTAAATTTTTACCATGTTTTTCTACTAGTTGAAATAATACTAAAGTATTACCTTTTAATTTAAGTGCTAAGTTTTTAATAAAATTTTGTCTTGATTTGCTACTTACTAGATAATCTATCTCATCTTGATATTTACCATTTACAACCATCTTACTATTTTCTGCTGTATGTTTTAAGATTAAACAACGAACCACTAAATTAGATAGTTGTTTTTTATCCATAAGTTTTCTTGTAGATGTAACTTTATTTACAGCACCAAATAATCCCTCTAATACTAGTTTGTGAGTTTGAGCACCATCAAGTGTACCAGTAAGACCAATACGATATTTACAATCTTCAAGTTTTGTCATAATCTCTGTAAGTGATTTAGATTTAAATAAGTGTGCTTCATCACCAAATACAACACCAAACTGTTCAAAATATTTTTTCGGCAACTTGTATAAACTTTGCCATGTAGATATTAGTACTTTTTTAGTTGTTTGATTTGAATATCCACTATACAATCTATGACAATTTTTCTTTACATTCCAACCATACGATTCGAAGTCTGAATACATCTGCTCAACCAACGAGGTTGTCGGTACAATCAATAATATTCGATTGTTAGGGTTATCTTTAATTAAGTGAGAATAATATCGTATTAACGAATATATGATGAATGACTTACCTGACGCTGTAGGACTTAGTAGCAACGCCCTATTGAACTTTAAACTATGATATATGGCGTCTATCTGATAGTCTCTTGCCTCAAATTTTTGACCTAGACTATTAGAAAACTTTTTAACTATTTCTTTATCTACACTATTATTAATCTCAACATCTTTGCCTGCAACAATCTGATATCCTCGTTCTTCAGCAAAGGCTCTAATGTAGGGAAATAGTCCAAAGTAAATTTCTTTTGTTTTTTGAGAGTATAATCTTATCTTACCATCCCACATACGATTACGGAATGCTGGCATAAACTTATATCCAGGAACATAAAATGTAAAGAACTCTGATATTTCTCGTTGAATATTTTGGTCACAATCAACGGTTATATAGACTTCGTTTTTCTTTTCAATGATTAAAGTATCCATGTCATTATGCTATATCTGTTACCACTTATTACTTCTTTAACCTCATGAGGAAACATAAAGTTTGATGGAAAGACAACTGCTGAACCTTTTTTCTTTTCTAAAGATTCACCGCATAACATAAATTCACCACCCTCGTAATCATCATTTAAAAATATTAATGATGTTAAATGAGGATAACCTGTTTTTTGTCCATGACTATGATGAATATTATCTATATGTTCTTTCATAAAACCGCCAGTTTCATAGCAGTTAATTCTAAAGTGTGTGTATTCTTGTATTTTAATTTTATCGTGTATTGATGTATAATCGTTTACGGCTGATTGAAATCCTTGATGTATAGTTTTATAACCAAACATATCAGGCATTATCCAAAACTCTTTCATATCAACTTTAGATGTACCTGTTACATTACTTGTTGTAGAAAAGGTAGAAGTTTTCCACTTTTTAAATGTGTCTTTATTATAATGTGCAACTATATTATCACAAGCAGTTTCTCCTAGTGCTTGAGGATAATAAAAGATATAATCAGAAACTTGCTGATTGGAACTCATGATGTTCACCTACCTGTCCTTTCACTTGCATATTCCAAGCAATACTTATGCGTTTATTATTAGACTTATTTTGTTGAACCCAATGTGGCAACCATGCAGGAAAAAATATTGCTCTATTTGATGTTGAAGCATAACTTAATAAACTAGAATTTAAAGTATTCTTTTCTTTTTTTCTAGGTACTATAACATCAGCTGCAGGTCGTGGGTCATGAAAAACTATACTTGCACCTTTATCAGATTGCAAATAATAAGTGCCACTTAAAAAATTATTTGAATGTGTATGAACAGGATGATGTTCATTATACTTTAATACATTTGCCCACATATCAGTAATAATTAAATCTTCTACATCATAACCTAGTGTATTACAAATATCTTTACCAGTCTTTACAATCAAATCTGAAAAATACTTAAATTCTTTTTTTGTTTGTAAGTTTGCTGATTTTGTTTGCCAATTATCATCATAGTCTCTTTCTGACCATAAATCACTAATATATTTTTTCATATTAAGTACCGTTGATACCTCTGTTGCTGTTATTTGTGGTATAAAATTATCTAATAAGAATATATTAGTTGCGAATATTTTTTGATGTTCCATAAGTCTCCAAGTTTCTTTTTATACTTCTTTTATATAAAACATTCATAATATAATACAATGGATAAATTAAAGGAACACGATAACAATGTTTTCCTCTTACAATTAACATATGCCATATCCAACTTCCTTCAATATGACCAAACCCAACGCAGCCTAAAAAACTTCTAGATTGCTCCACTTGTAAACTTCTTCCACTCTATTGCATTTTTAATTAAAAATGTCCTGTTGTTAATACTTCTTAAAACCTGTTCAAGATAAGTTGTAACTTGTTTTAGATATGCAGCTTTCTGGTCTGCTTTTTGTAATTCTTCATCTGAATCCATATAGATATGTACATCTGCTTTTAATACTTTTAAATCAAATGGTTTTTCTGCATACACCGATGGGTCTGATTTACCTGTATAATATTCCCATTTGTGTCTTTTTAAAAGGTTGTAATCGTATTCAGCCTTCTTTAGTAGTAAAGAAAACTTATTAAAATGTTGTAGGTACTTATTGTGTAATAAAGGTATTTTAATTGATTCAGCGTCTAACTCGGTATCATCAAGTTTAAAATCTTTATCTACTTGTTGTTGTAATTCTTCTAATGTCATAGTCTGTATTATATCACCTTTTGGTAGTTTTGTCAAGGCTTTCAACCAATTCTTTTTGTGCAATATAGGTAAGATTATTGCAATCTTTCCATTCTTCTATCTCACAATCTATTGCTGATGTACCAATAGCATTTGGATTTACCTTGTAAAATTTTGTACTTTTAAACCTATTAAATGTATTCTTATGTTGCAATATCCAGTTAAAAGTCTCATCTGGATTATCAGGTCTAGCATAATCAGCATTTTTATCAGCATAACTATTTGTTCCAGCATAGATATTGTTTATTTTATTATCTAAACTATACAAGTCATGACCAATAATGTAAACTTCTTTTGCACCTAATTCACAAGCAAGATAGATACTTCTTGAACCTGTTGCATAGGCAAAACCATCTACATCTGGTTCTATATCTTTTACTTTATCGGAATGTGATACTCCAGTAATATAAGTTATACCTAAATTGTGTCCTTTTGTAAGTGTAAACACTCCGTCAGCACCATGATATACTACTTGCTCACTATTATTCCAAACTATATCAGTTTTATCTGCCATAGTTTTCATCATTTCTTTTGCAACAAATATTGGCACAGGCGTCCAGTACCCTAGATAACAAGTATGTTTATGTGCATATCCTGAACGATATATCTCATGACCTATTCTTGAGTCTAATGCTACAACAATATCAGGTGTAAAATCACGATAGATTGCATTACACCCTATTACTGTTCCGTGTTTTTTAAAATTGTCTAGATTTAGACCTTTACGAGAATTACCATTACCAAAGCAAAACGCTGTCGTCATTATATATCATCCTATATTATTACTACTATGTAGTAGATATCTGTATTATATCATAATTCATATAATTAAAACTAACCGAAGCACGTAGATAATCAACATCGGTTTGTGTTACATCATAATTTAAACTACCCAAAGATGTGGGATAGACATTTTGAAATCTTATTTCTGTTTTAGCAATATTCTTACTATTTAAAACTGTTAGTATTGCGTCTGAATATATACCACCTTCAGAAAGTGGTGCTGGTGTTTGAACACCAGGCACAGTTGGGCCTGCAGTTGAACCAGGAAATCTATCTGAACCTGCTGTTTGTAAATCAGCAAATTGTTGATGATTACTCGGGAACCCTAAGCCAAGTATCCAATCATGTATCTCTTTATAGTTGTTTAAATTTTCATCAACAAGAAATGACATATCAAGAGCCGCAAAAGTTATTTTATCTCCAGGCAAAGGCATATCATACAATGGAGTATTTTGTTGTGCTGAACCTAGATTGATACCTGGTATGTTAGCACTTTGTACAAAGAACTCTACTGTTGGAAGTTTAGTACACTTGAACCTAAACTGAATAGGACTAGCATAATCACTTTTAGAAGGTTCTCTTTGAATTACATTTGTTGTTGTCATACTACTATTTATAACAGTTTTTAGGGGGTACTATCATATCACCGTGTTCTCTTTTCCGTCTCAGGCGGCGGCTATGACAATCTTTTTTTGAGGGTTTTGATAGAATACAAAAAAAAGGGCGCCGAAGCGCCCTTTTCTAAAACATTTACTTAAAGTAAAATTACATAATGTTTGTAACTTTAACTCGTCTGTAATATAAGTTTTGACTAGCAGCTGCAACAGCACCAGAGTTATCTAGTGCGCCATCAGCGCCAGAATGTGCGAAAGGATTTTGAACCATTCCGTATCTAGTTTTGAATCCAATTTTTGGTTGGAAACTGTCTTGACCAACTGCACGAACCATTTGTAGTGGAACGTATGGGCAATAGAACAGACCAGA